TAATCGCGGTCGTGTTCATAATGTTATGGTTCCTATGGCTAATGATACTGATTCGAACGAGCCACACATACCGTGGAGTTTACTCGTCACCGTCCTTGTTCTGTGTCTTGTGTTAGTGATAGCCCTACCCATAATGGGAATCATGTATATGGACATGAACAACGCTACTGTGATGGCAATGGAAGAAGTAAAAAAGATGCGTGAGTTACGCGCCAAGATATTAATGCAAATGCAGGGGGAACAATGACGATGCAAGATATTTTAAAAGCCGTGTTGCCTATCCTTGTTGCCGCTATCGGGTGGTTGCTGGGTGAAGTTGGTTCATTTAATACGCGCTTGACTAAGATTGAAGGGTCAATGCCAGCTTTGATTACTGAACAAGGTATTCCAACTGACAGCCCTATTTCAGCCGAGCGTCGCCATGTAATGAAAGAAGAAATCTACAAAGAGATTCACGACCTACAGGTACGGGTCAAGCTTATGGAAGAAAGAGGTAAAAAACAATGCTGACACTACTTTCAACGCTTGTATCGTTTTTGATGGGCGGTCTGCCCAAGATATTGGATTTCTTTCAAGACAAAGCTGACAAAGGCCACGAGTTAAAACTAGCTCAGATGCAAACAGAGCGCGAGCTACAACTAGCAGCCGCAGGCTACGTAGCACAGCAGCGCATAGAAGAGATCAAACTTGATGAGATAAAGACGCAGACAGCTTCTGCGGAGAAAGTCTCGCTAATCGACGCACAACAAGCAGAGATGAGTGCCATCTACGCGCACGACATGAGCTTGAATGAAGGCACAAGTAAGTGGATGAAAGACTTCCGCGCCAGTGTTCGTCCTGTGATTACTTACGGGTTTTTCTTCTTACTGGTTGGTATTGATTCTGTGTTGGCATACAAAGGTTTGACTAGCGGCGTTGACTTTGTGCAGTTAGCTGACCAGCTTTGGGATAACGAGACTCAGGCGCTCTTCGCTTCGATTATTGCGTTTCACTTCGGTGGCAGGGCGTTTGGAAAATGATCTACGTAATTTATTTCAGAATGCTTGTTACTTTAATAGCTAGTGTGTATCTAATTTTACATTTATCAAAATGAAGACCTTTGTTCTTCGCCCCGAGTTGATGTTTGTTGGTCAGGTACACGGTAAAAAAGTATCGTTACCACCACAAATTAAAGCTGCGACTGAAAAGTATGGTGCGTGGTACGAGGGTGACGGTGGTGACAAGATACAAGGCGTTTCCTATAAAGGATCATGGGATGATGCTGCCGCAAAAGATATAAAAGGCTATCCCAAGCATTTTTTGTTTGTGCTTTTTACTAACACAGCAACAAATGAACAGAAAAAAATATTGGCAGGTAATGGGACTATTTTTGACCGCATATTAAAAACGCAAGATAGCTTTGGTTATTTTAGTAATAAGCGGTTTGACGCAGATACGTTGACAAGTTTTTTGGAAGAAATGGGCGAGGATTATTTAAAGCTCAGTCGCTCACAAGCAACTAAAGAAAATGTAACGAGGTTTATAGATAAAGGCGAACGTGCTATGTGGGAATCTGGCGATACTCCCGCAAAGAAGATGGCAGACAAAGCAAATAATTACCGCGACATGTGGCTTCTATCCCAGCCTAAAGGCGTTTATTTTGTGGGTTCCGATCATATAAAAGATTTGGAAAATTTGTATAGAAACAAGGGAACAAGAGTTGAAAAATACTAAACTAATATAAATCATGATTAGCCCCAGAGCCTTAAAGATGATCAAGCACCATGAGGGGGTAAGGATTAAACCTTACCGGTGCCCTGCACGACTTTGGACGGTTTGCGTGGGCCATGTAATTGAACCTAGTCATGCGCGAGTACCGTTTGAAGACAGGCTACATTTGCCTTGTCCAGAGGGCTGGAACCGCGTATTTACATTGGAAGAAGTGGATGCCATACTTGCAAAAGACCTTGAGCGTTTTGAGCGCGGAGTTCTTAAATATTGTCCTACTGCTGGTAGCCGCCAAGCTTGGTTGGATAGTTTGGTCAGTTTTTCCTTCAATCTAGGCTTAGGAACTTTGCAACGCAGCACACTGCGACAGAAACACAACCGGGGCGACTATGCAGGAGCCGCCGACGAACTTTTAAAGTATTGCAAAGCAGGCGGTAAGGTCTTAAAAGGCTTAGAGAACCGCCGCAAAGATGAACGCGCCATGTACCTAGGAGCATGAGATGAAATCTAAACAAGTGTGGGATAAACCCCGGCCCGCGAATCTCGGACCAGCAAAGAAGTTGAGTTCAAATCAAAAGAAAGCGGCTAAGTCATTTGCCAAGAAAACCGGTACGGTTTACCCTTCATTAGTCGCAAATATGCGTGGTGCAAGAGCTAAAAAGGGGTAACAAATGGCAAAGTCTCCAGCATGGCAAAGAGCAGAAGGGAAAAGTCCGGCGGGTGGTTTAAACGCGAAAGGACGCGCTTCTGCCAAGAAGCAGGGGATGAATCTAAAGCCTCCTGCCCCTCACCCAAAGACCAAGGAAGCCGCTGGTCGCAAAGCATCGTTTTGCGCCCGAATGACGGGAATGAAAAAGAAATTAACGTCAGCAAAAACAGCAAAAGACCCAAATAGCCGTATCAACAAGTCATTAAAAGCGTGGAATTGCTAATTACCATGAAAATCAAAAAAGACGCAATTGGACAGGAGATTAAGAAAAGCTACGCCAGAAGAGGCGCTGAAATGGCTTGTCCTGTTGCCACACATGATATTCACGTTAACCTAAAAAACCGCAATAACGCCATCAAAGAGTACGGCTATGGTCCAATAAATCCACTAGAGCCTTCAACTGCTTTTTGGAAAGACAAAGCAGACATGTGGGAGACTACTCCTACCGAAGCAAAGACTTCTCGATGTGGGAACTGTGCAGCGTTTATTCAAACGTCTTCTATGATGGAATGCATTGCTAGTGGAATTAAGTCAGGTGACGAGGAAGAGGAAGAGTCTTACGAATCTCAGGTCGTAGAAGCAGCTAATCTAGGATTTTGTGAGTTATTTCACTTCAAGTGCGCAGGAGATAGAACCTGTGATGCGTGGTTAGTTGGAGGCCCTATTACATAATGCCTTACCTAAGACTCACATTAAAGCCCGGTATAGATAAACAAAATACCGAATACGGCGCAGAAGGCGGATGGATCAACGGTGATTACATCCGCTTTCGCTATGGACTGCCTGAAAAGCTAGGTGGGTGGACGCAGTTTGGAGACACGTTAGTCTATTTAGTAGGGGTAGTTAGTGAGGTTTTTTCATGGAATTCGTTGGACGGTGTACCTCATCTGTTGGTTGGAACTACTCGTAAGCTGTATGGCTATGTAGGTGGTACATGGGGAGATGTAACGCCGTTGAGGGTTACTACCGCAGCGGGAGACGTTACCTTTGCCGCGACTACCGGCAGTGATTTAGTCACGGTAACGGACTCGCTTCATGGAGCCATTAACGGAGATTTTGTCACCTACAGTGGAGCAGTAAGTCTAGGCGGAAACGTCACCGCTACTTATCTCAATCAAGAGTTTGAAATCCAAGAAGTATTAACCACAAGTACGTACAGAATTAAAGTAGGGGTGACTGCTAACTCTTCCGACGGTGGAAATGGTGGTGGGGCTGTTGTAGGTAAGTACCAGATCAACATCGGTTCAGCCGTTAACTATTTTGACTATGGTTGGGGAACGGGTACTTGGGGTCTATATTCGTGGGGAACACCGCGTCCTGCTTCAGCTGGTTTAACGCTCACCTCGCGTGTGTGGCAGTTAGATACTTTTGGCGAAGATGTAATTTGTCAAATCGTAAGTGGTGGCATCTATTTATTTAATACCAGTGCGGGCGTGGTAAACAATCGTGCTACTGCAATTGCGGGTGCGCCTACTAAAAGTGAATACGCATTAGTGTCTACCCCAGACAGGCACCTTGTTTGTTTTGGTACCGAATCAGTTATCGGTGACCCCACAACGCAAGACCCAATGTTTGTTCGCTTCTCTAATCAAGAGGACATAAACACGTTTGCCGAATCCGCTATTAACACAGCGGGTGGTCAACGTTTAACAGACGGCAGTACGATTGTTACGGCATTCCGTTCTCGCGGACAGATTATTATGTTAACGGACACCTCCATACATGGTATGCAATATGTGGGTCCTCCTTACACGTTTGGTTTTCAACAGTTAGGAAGTAACTGCGGGTGTATTGGACCGCATGCCGGAGCTGACGTTAATGGCGTGGCGTTTTGGATGGGAACTGAAGCTTTTTACATGTTTAACGGTACGGTAAATAAGCTTCCAAGTACGGTTCAAGATTATGTGTTTAAAGATATTAATCTTGTTCAATCTACTAAGGTCCACGTAGGCATTAATTCTCAATTTAACGAAGTAACGTGGTGGTATTGCTCTGCAACGTCTGACTATCTTGATCGTTTTGTTACGTTCAATTATTTAGAAAACGTCTGGTCCATCGGGTCAATGGCAAGAACATCATGGGTAGATATTGGTACTTACACTAAGCCCATTGCCTCTGAGTATTTACCTAGTAGCACTGCTGCTTCTATTTCTACTATTTATGGTTTAACAGCCGGTCGCTCGGTCTTGTATAACCAAGAGGATGGGAAAAATGGCAACGGCTCACCGATCACGTCGTACATCACATCAGGTTATTTTGACATTGGTGACGGCGACAGCATGTTGTACATGCGTCGTTTTATTCCTGACTTTAAAAATCAAATCGGGGATTTAACCGTACATCTCTTGTTACGTGCCTATCCTCAAGCAACAGCAAGTCCTAGTTCATTAGACCCGTACATCATTACCCCGACTACAGACAAAGTAGACACTAGGGCACGGGGCAGGCAGATTAGTTTGCGTATTGAAAGTTCTGCGTTAGGTGATAACTGGCGGTTTGGCACAATGCGTGTAGACATACAACCGGATGGATTGAGATGAGCAAGATTACTAACGTCCGTCTGCCGAATGCGGCAACGGGCGATTACAATCCGGACCAGATTAACCAACTTATTCGCTCGTTAGAACAGGTAATTCTTCAGCTTAATAGTACGTACACCCCGATAGTTACGGAGAACAAAGATGCTGCGCTTACATGGTATGAAGCGGGTTAAGTAATGGCTAATAAATACCTACGAAAATACTTAAATCCGGTGGCTGCGACGGAAACGACGATCTATACCGTTCCGGATGCCAACACAGGGATTTTACGGTCGTTACGAGCAACTCATTCTGCGTCGTCAGGTAGCGCAACAATTACGGTTACCCAATATGTAGGGGCGGTAGCGAATTATTTGTTGAAAGGATATGTGTTGGCGCACAGCACTACGTTTGACGTGTTTAACGGAATACCGTGCATCGTAGAAGCGGGGGACATTATTAAAGTAACATCCTCCCATGCGGATGTGTATTTTTATTTAAGCTATCTAGAAGTAGACAGAAACTAATGATTTATCACATAATTCTAGCCAACTTCGCGTTTGTAACGCGCGGCCCCGTGCGGCCATTGGCTACTTTTGAAAGGTACGAACATGGCTGACGCAATGCAGGGGATCATGTCCCTCCCTACTGAGATGGATACGCCCGGCGGTAAACAAAACTTTCTGACCCCAGAAAATCAGGCAGTTTTTGATCAACTGCGTCAAAACTTTACCCCTGAACAAATAAATCAAGAGCTATTAACGGCAGGCGAAGAGGTTGATCCTCAAGCCGTTATGGAGTTCAAATCGATGCTACGGGACATGCAATTGCCCGTAGAAATCATTGACGCTTTGGGTCAAATTGTTGACATGGCGCTGGCCGAACCAGATAAATATCCAGAGTTACGTGCCGAGTTGATTAAAGAAGGTGTTCCGGAGGACATCTTGCCCCCTGAGTTCGATGCCGCTTACTTTGGTGCTATGAATATGGCGCTAGATCAGATAAGCGCAGCAGCGGGGCCCACGCCTCAAGGCTTTGCTATGGGCGGCTCTGTAGGTAGGATGAACCCTATCGCGTCCGGTATTGCTTCTTTGGGTCGCAATGGCGACACCATGTTGGCTCATATCACGCCATCTGAGGCACGTATGCTGCGTCGCAAAGGTGGTAGTGGCACCATGAATCCCCGCACAGGACTTCCAGAGTTTTTTATAGGCAAAATCGTAAAGTCGGTGGGCAAGGCATTTAAATCGGTTACTAAGGCCGTTACTGGCGCGGTCAAAAGTGTAGTCGGTGCTGCTAAAAGCTTTGCTAAGAGCACTGTCGGCAAGGTGGTTATAGCCGCTGCTTTGGGTTTTGTATTGGGTCCAGCTGCAGCCGCTTACCTTGGTGTTAGTTCTGCCGCAGGCGTGGCGGCCATCGGTGGCTTTATTGGTGGTGCCGGTTCTACTATGTTAGCCGGTGGCAATATAAAGGATGCTTTAAGGTCAGGTGCCATGAGCGCCGTTCTTGCTGGTGGGTTTACTGGGGTTTCACAAGGCTTTAGTACACCATACGCCGGTCCAACAACGGTATCGGGTTCGCTAAAGAGTCTGGGCAAGGCGTTTAGCAGCGCGCCCGCAAGTGCTGCGGACGATGTGGTAACAGGTGCTGCTGACCCTGTGGATGACTTTTTATACTCTAAGGGTCTTGCAAACAAGACGACGGATGCTGGATTAGCTACTCCAGAATTCACTCCTGCTAATGCTGCATTACAGAATGCGGACGATGCACTGACAAAAGGATTGGCTACTCCGCGTGAACAGTTGTTGACTCCAGCAGAGTCTATTGCTAAGGCTCAAGCAGGAGCAAATGCTCCTTTGAGTAATGCTGATGTTATAGCTAAATCCCAGCTTCCTCCTTCTGTATCTGACCCCGGACAGGGCTTTTTAAGTAAAACGGGTGCATCAGAAGGATTCAAGCTTACGGGGTCCGCTCCTAGTAGTGCAGCTAATTATTCGCTTACAGGTAATCCACCTACTTCTAGTATCTACGATAAAGTGGCAGGAAAAGTTAGCGACGCTTATCAAGGCACAAAGGACATTTATAACGAATATCTTTCCCCGTCAGGCATTCAGTCGCAAGGTGCCGCAGAGGCGCAAACAAAAGCAGTTGAGGCGTACAACAACGCTTTGATGAATGGCGCTCCAAAAGACCTTGCTAACCAGATTGCAAAAGATACCTATAACGCTAATTTACCCGGAATGATGGCAACTTACGGCCCCTTAGCTGCCGTAGGTACTGCAGCCGCTTATGGCTTGGGCGCGTTTGATGGAAAACCGGCTGAAAAACCTGAACCACCTACTTTAGGTAGTGATGTTTTTGCAGCCAATCCACGGGATTATTTAGTCAATCAGGGGGGCGTAAATACTAGGTATTACGGAGACATCCAAGGTGCGCAGTACGGCCCACAGAAGATGAAAACGGGTGGTATTGCAGACCTTCCTACTAAATATCCACGTAAGAATGGTCCTATAGATGGTCCCGGCACTGGCACTTCGGACGATATCCCTGCCATGCTGTCTGATGGCGAATTTGTCTTTACTGCTAAAGCTGTTCGTAACATTGGCGGTGGATCACGTAGATTAGGTGCAAAGCGCATGTACACCATGATGAAAGCACTTGAGAAAAGGAGTGCGTAATGGCTACTGAATATAACGTACAAACGGTACAAGAAGCCCCAGCCGTTGAGGCAGCCCGACTAGGGCTAATGCAGTCTGCGAAGGACCTTGTAGCTAAACCTATTGACCTAGCTGCTTATCAAACAGCAGGACTTTCTACGACACAGCGTCAAGCAATTGATGCAGCAAAATCTGGCATAGGTGCTTACCAGCCCTTTATTAATGCGGCAGGCGCAAATATTGGAGCAGGAGCTGATCTTGTAGAAACTGGTGCGGGCGGAATTGCAGGGATCAATATTGCCCCGCAGTACCAGCAAGCGTATGGAATGCTGGGCACTGGCGCGTTACAGGCGCAACAGGCTGCGCAAGCCCTTGGTGGCGGCATGTACGGCTACGACCCTAGTCGGGCTGCTGCTTTTATGAACCCCTACCAAGAAGCCGTAACGCAAAATGCGCTACGGGAGATGCGCCGTCAAGGCACTATGGCAAGTCAAGGACAAGCAGCACAGGCTGTTCGTTCGGGGGCGTTTGGCGGAACTCGCGAAGGCGTACAACGCGCAGAATCAGAACGTAATCTGCAGGATTTGATGCAACAACGAATCATGCAGGATTACTCGCAGAATTACGGTCAAGCACAAGCAGCGGCACAACAGTCGTTTGAAGCGCAGCAAGGCCGTCAACTAGCGGGTGGGCAAGCGTTAGGTAACCTTGCCAATACTTACGGTCAATTAGGTCAAGGAATAGGTTCATTAGCTGGTCAATACGGTCAGTTTGGCTTGCAACAAGGCACTGCATTGGGTCAGATGGGTGGTCAATTGGGTCAACTAGGCACTCAACAAGCTGCTTTGGGTCAGTTAGGCAGTCAACTAGGCCAAGGAGAGCAAGGGTTCTTGTTTAATCTGGGTTCTGCTGAACAACAAAATGCACAACAGACATTGGACGCAGCACGTGCTACTCAGTCGCAAAAATCTATGTTCCCATATCAGCAGCTGGCGTTTGTTTCAGACATTTACAAAGGTACCCCAAGTGCGCAGATTTCTACTACGGCGCAAAGTGCACCTACGCCAAGCCCGCTAATGCAAGCGGCTAGTTTAGGTATTGCGGGTCTTTCGGCTGCCACAGGTGCCGCTAAAGCTGGTTTGTTTTAGGAGCAATGATGAAATCAAAGGTATTGGATAGACCACTGTTTAAAGGTGATAAGTCCTCCATGTCGGAAGAAGAAGCCAGTAATGTTGGCATTATGGACGGCTTTATGGAGTCCATGATGAGTGGCGAAATGGACGATAGTGAGCCTAGTGACGAGGACTATAAATCACAGAAAGTTTCGGGACGTTCTCCTGATTCTCCTGAAATTCTCATGAATAACCTGCGTGGTGACATGCGTTCGGTAGATGCGCGAATAGATGAACTCGCGGACATGGTAGGTATACGGGCAGCAAAAGATACGCCAGAAGAAGTGCTGGCGCTATTACAACCTGTTCTTGCTGGGCAAGCGGCACCTCCTGCAATGCCTGCCGGTGGCATAGGTGGGTTACCTACGGGAATGCCCCCAGCGGGTGAGGCTCCTATGATGCCTCCAATGCCTGCTGCAGGCGAAGCACCCATGATGCCTCCTCCAATGCCTATGGAAGGACCAGCTCCTGCTGCGATGCCCCCAGAAGCTGCCGGTGGTATCGGATCGTTGCCCACGGGCCAAGAAACACCTCCGCCAGTAGGTATGGCGCATGGCGGGTACGTACAACATTTTGAATCGGGCTCCGATGAGGAGGGCGTAGCCCCTGTAGCTGACAACGCAACCTATGCGTACTCTCCTGAAATGGTTCAACAAGCACAAGCTGAAATAGCTAAGTTATTGGCAGAAAAACCTGTAGCTGCGCCTAGTTTAGATAGAGCAATGGCATCTCGCATTCCACAATACAAAGCTGTTCTAGGTGGAAGCAAAGACTTAACACAAGCGCAGATGCTGTTTGATCTTGCCGGTGGTTTTTTAAACGTAGCAGCAGGAACTGATGCAGAGGGTCGTCCAATACGTGGCGCTCCTTCATCTGCTATGCGTTTAGCCGCTGGTCTAAAGAACGTTCCAGCAATGGTTGGCGCACGTGCTGCTGAGTATCAAAAGTCGGACCGCGATGTCAAGATGATGGCAATGCAAGCAGGTGAGAAAGATATTGCTTTGGCCCGTGAGTACAACTACAAGTTGATTGACGGTCAACGTAAGATATGGACTGAAATTATTAAGGCGGACGCTAAAGCCAAAGGCGCTGGCGCTAAGGGCATGTTTGGTTCTGGCTTAAAAGCGCAGGCATGGGATTTTGTTACTAAAAATGCGCCTGATTATGCAGCGGCTAAATTAAGCCCTGAAGAGGATAATAAGTTTAAGAGTTCTTTTTCTATAATTAACGAGAAACAGTATATTACTGACCCATTAAAAGGGACAACAACGGTAATAACACCAGAGATACCTGAATTTATAACAAGTGCTTTTGCTCAACGAAACAAATTAAGCAATATAAAAAGTAAAGCTCCGGTTAGCAGTTCTGCTCCCGTTTCTACAACAGCAGCTCCTACAGATACTACGGCAGCACCTCCTGCAGTCAGTGCTTCAGTGGTTCCTTCAAGCACTGTTCCCACGGCAGAAAAGGCGGCTCCCGTAAAAGCAAGAAGGTCTCCGACGCTATGGGATTTGACAGGAGACATTACTGGACCTATCCCTACCGTTAAGGACGTAATATCCAGCGTCCCGGGATTTGGTAATGTAGGAAAAGAGGTTACACAAGCGCGTAGTCGTTTTATGGGTGACTTTAGAGAACTAGTTAAATCACTGCAAAACAGTCCTGTGTATGCTCAAGGGGAAAGAAAAAGTATTGAGTCGGAGTTAGATATTGAGCCACGGTTTTTTGATGATCCCGCCAAATTGCGCAATAAATTAATTGGTATAGATAATTATTTATTGGGAAGACTTCAGGACGCAAAGAAGGGTAAAGACGATGAAAATCTTTTTGTCAAAGATAGACAAGACTTTATGAGAACTATTAAATTGATTGAAGATTTTCGTCCCAAGCTGGGCGTACCTGTTCGAGCTTATTCAATAGATGAAGTAAATAAACTTCCTTCTGGAACTCCATTTTTGTGGAATGGTACTGACGCTAGGGTGAAAAACTAATGGCTGACCAACAAAGCGAATTAGACAAGCTGTCGAGGCCCGCTCTCTCCACGGGCGAACGCGTCAAAGAGGTATTGGGCATTACAAAAGATGGACCAGAGCTTCCTCCTGAGTTATCTACAGGAGATGCCACTGTCGGGGAAAAAGCGACGGAAGTTGGAATTGGTACAGCACAGGGTGTGTCTAGAAGTGCGCCTATTAGTACTGGCGTTCTGTTGGGCTTAAAGGGAGCAAGGTACATTGCCCCCGCAGCAGGAGCTTATTCCCCAGCTGTTACAGCAGGCATGGCAATTACTGGCGGTACTGCAGGATATTTGTTGGGTAACAATATTGATGAGATGTTCCCCGGAGTGTCTCGCCAAGATTTAGTTCCTTATCGTGAAGGCGGTAAAACCTTTGGCGACACGATTGGTTTTGCTCCATTTGCGTTTGCTATCCCTCCTGCAGTTGCTGAACGATTGTCTGCTGCTATTCGCTTGTCTGAGCCTGCGTTAAAAGAATTTGGCATGCAGGGCGCGGGCCGTGCCGCTAGGTTCATGACTGATGTAGTAAAGGTTGCAGGAGAGACTGCTCGTAAGTTCCCTAAATCATTTTTTGGTGCAGAAGTATTAGGTGGAGCCGGAGCGGGTACTGGTGCAATCGTAGCGGAATCAGAATATCCCGGCGAGGCTGGACCTCGTATGGGGGCAGAAATTGTAGGCGGATTCTTCGCCCCGGGCCGTATGCTGATTAATCAGACGGGCAATGTTAAAGCCATGCTGGGTAATCTAATGGGATCATTCTCCAGAGAGTCTAGAGAAGGACGTGCCGCGAACAAACTATATTCCATACTAAACGATGCTGGTGAGGACGTAGATAAGGTAATTAAGGCATTAGAAGCAAATGCCCCAGCAGGTATAAAGGCTACGGCAGGACAAAAGACAGGTGTTCGTTCTTTGTCTGTATTGGAAAATTCCCTTGCAACGGACAGCGCGCGTTATGGTGCGGACATCACGGAACAAGGACAAAAGGCAATCAGGGCATATGAAGGTCTGATTGAGAACCTCAAGAACATTGGTACGCCAAAAGCGTTAACACGTGCAGCGCAAATGCGTGAAGATTATCACGTGCATTTGTTGTACAGTCGTTTGAATTTTGCAGAGACTAAGTCGGCTAACGCTATTGCAAAGATTAGCAAAGACACGCCTGAAGCACGTACAGCGATTGGAAACATTGTTCGGGACAATACGTTTGCTGCATTGTCGGATGCACGTGCGCATGAGAAGTGGTTATGGAACCGTGCTTTAGTAGAACTGAACAAAGTCAGTCCTAAAAAAGTAACTCGTACGGAGATGATTCCCAATCCAGAACGTCAAGCGTTGGACAACTTCAATGTTTCTGCTTGGACGAATGCTGAAATGGAAAAAGGAGTGCAGTTTACGTTAGCCCGTGCTTCTGCAGCCAGAGAAGAAATGCGGTTACGTCGCTTACCTGAATTTGTTCCACAGAAGGTGACAGAGACTGTATTTGCCGGTCGTCAGGTTAAACCAGAAGAAACTGCAAAGACCTTCCTTAACTCTATGCTCGACGTCTCCGACGTTGTCTTCAATCGCACTACGCCTGCTTTAGTCAAAGATATTATGGCTAAGCTAGGTGTTCGCGAAGCGGATATTGCAAACTTCAAAAAGGGTCGTCTTACGCAAGAGTTTGCGGACAACCAAGTTGTTCCAGATAGGTATTTACCGCCTTTAAAGCAGCTTGACCTAAGCGAACTAGTTAACATGCGCTCCAATCTATTGGAGTTATCTCGTCAAGCGTCGATCAAAGGCGATCTGTCTGATGCTCGTCTATACGGCACGATGGCAGAAGGTATGTTGCAGGATTTGAGCAAGATTAAATCTGTTTCGTTAGATGAAGCACGATCCTTTTCTAAAACACTGAACGACACTTTTACCCGTAGTTTTGCCGGTGACATGTTAGCGAAGAAGGGCACTGGAGCAGCTGCAATGCCCCCAGAAATCTTAGTACAAAAAGCTTATGGGTCGTTTAATGATCTTACTGCTTTGCGTATGCAGCAAATCGAAAACGCAGTGGGGCTTTTACGCGGTAGATACGACGATGCTGTAGCTAAGTTTGGTCTGCGTAGCAAACAAGCGCTGGCTTTAAAGCCAATGGCTGATCTAGTACCGGGTCGTGTTGTGTCTGTTCGTGACGCACATGATCGTGTATTACGTTTAGCAGCAGCGGAAACTATCGATCCGTTAACAGGTAAAGTCAGTGCCTCTAGTTTACAGCGTTTTGTGAACGAGAACAAACCTATTCTTGACCAAATGCGGATCACTGACGATCTGACAGATGCTGTTAAAGCAGAAAGCTTACTCAAAGCAACGAAAGATACAAACAGTGCTATCCAGAAAGGCCTGCGCAATCAGACGGCGTTTGCACAAGTACTAAAGTTTGAGAATCCTTCGTCAGCGATTGCTGATGCATTGAATGGTCGCTTCCCCGTTAAGAGTTTTTCTGGAATAACCAAGCTGGCTAAAGCAGGTGGTCCAGATGCAGTAAATGGATTAAAGTCCAGCCTCTTTGACTATGCGTTTTTAAAGGCAGGTGGAGATAAAAACTTTAGCCCTAATGCGTTTAACAAAGCGTTGTTTGAGCCTATTGCTCCCGGTCAGCCATCCCTCTTTAACATCATGCGCTCACAGGGTGTCATGACGTTAACTGAAGGCAAGAATCTAAAGCGTTTAGTTGATCCAATGCTGCGTATTGAGCAGTCTATGGGCGACAGGAAACTGCTTGAAGGCGTCATTGAAGGTGCTGATGCGGCTACTGAACTAGCCTTGCGAGTAGTTGGTTCAAAAATTGGTACAACAGTATCTGGCGGCGGTCCTGCTTCTTTGATTGCAGCGTCTGCTGGTTCCAAATACATGCGTCAAATCTTTGATAAGTCCCCCATGATCATGGTTCGGGGGATTATTGAAGAAGCGACAAAAGACCCAAAGATGATGGCGCTGTTGCTTCGCAAGGGAACAACGGAAGCAGAAAAGCTCTCCATTGCACGTTCGTTAAATGCGTACTTAGGTGTTGCAGGACTCAACTACAACAAGTTTGAGGAGCCTGCTACGCCGCCAGAGGAGCAACGAGTAGATACATCTGCCGTGCGTCCAGCACAACAGAGCGTGACCCGTCGCCCACTGCCACCAACAGTACAATCTCGCGGCATACCGGGAGTGAACTTAGGTGGTCAGCAACAAGGTGGCGCGCCTGCAGCACCGCCGCCCACGGACACGAACAGCCGACAAATGCTTCAGCGACTGTTCCCGTTTGACGCTACCTTGCGATAAGGAATTTTATGGCAACCAAAACAACAAGATCAAAGACACCCGTTAGGAAAACTCGAAAGTTTGGGGGAGGAGGTTCTGTGATGGATACTCCTTCTCGGGATATGCGTAATCCTGCTTATAGAAAACAGCTAGAAAAAGAACAAGCACTAGAAACCTCTACTGATGATCTTGAGCTTGCATTAGGGGTGGGGGCGGTAAGAAAGGGAATTGGATTCCTAGCCAAAGACTTCAAAAACAGTATACAAAGAGCACCTAGTCGTTCTATTACAAAGGGCATACAGATAGGCTCTAAAACGCCTGAGGCCATATACAAAAAGGAATACGATAGGCTGCGCCAAATGGCCGATGATGCCTTGGCACAGGGACGTAAGGTGTCTGAAAAAGAAGTTAAAGAGAAGGCAGACTACTGGACAAAGTATGAATTGAAAAAGATTAAAGACAATAAGCTACCTCCAAGAAAAGATTTAATAAAAGAAGAGGTAAAAGATAAAGCTTTAAAAGATGCGGAACGTGCGCTTTACGCTACTTCGTTTGAGAATGCTCCTAAAGTATTAAGATCGTTTCAAGATAAAGAAGAGAAGCCCGCTGCCCTGAAAAAAGGAGGAGCGGTAAAAAAGTCTACTAAGTCCAAGGTCAACAAACAGCTTGTCAAGCAACCAAAACGCATTGCCGCGAAGCCCGCTAGGCTTCGGAAGTCTTAGTCAAGAACTTCTCTACCCTCTCCATCCATTCTTTCTTATAGCGCTCGAATTCATGACCAGTGGTTGTGAATTCTTGCGTTGTCCCATCCTGTACCGACACTAGTACCACGCCGTAATTAATGTTTGTTCCATGCACAATATCGTGTGCCATGGCGTACGCAGCTAACTGGTGAAAGTAGTCGCCAATCCACTCATGCCGCTTAGGCTTGATGCTCTGCTTAAAGTCAACAATCGCCTCTTTCCCTCTGTAGACAGCGACTAAATCGGTCGTCCCAGCGTACTTGTCTGGATAGTACACGGGGACTTCTGACCCCCATATCTCATCAATATTAGGAAAGAACTTGTTGATGAGCCTGTGCCCCATCTCGTAACCACGCAACTGCAGCCAATCCTCTGCTACAGGCAACGGCTCACCCGCGATGAAGGACTCCATCACCTGATGCATGGCGGTCCCTACGTGCGCAGCGTCTCGCTTTATGCGCTCCGCTTCCTCCGCACCAATCCTCGCGGCCCACGCTTCAAGGCTTGCGTTGTCCTTGGTAGCGGACAGGATGGTTGTCACGCTAGGCATATGCCCATTTTTCTCGCTTTTGTATACACGTCCCGTGGATGTGTCCACTCTTTCCATTTTTTGATACACGTAGGGGCTGGATACTTTGATTAGATTAGCCATGCCTTTAGCTCCTCTCCCATAACTTGGTTGGCAATATTGATTTTGTCTCGCAATGCTTTGACTATCTTTTCATCCACGGTTTTGGGGCAGATCAAATCGACGTAGGTCACGTTTTTAGTCTGCCCGATACGGTGAGCGCGGTCCTCTGATTGCAGGCGCTTCTCTAAGTCAAAGGAGTTGCTGTAGTACACCACGATGCTGGCAGCCGTTAGCGTCAAGCCGTACCCGCCTGTGCTGGGGTTGCCCACAAAGAAGCGCATTGCGCTATCCGGATTCTGAAACTCTGACACTACGCGCTGGCGTTCATCCCCCGACGTGTCTCCGTAGTAAGTGCCCACTGCGCTCATACCGTAGGCTTCCTGTAGCGCTAACTTAATTGCTTCGATGTCATGGCGGTAATTTGCCCAGATGATCATCTTGCCATCCGACTCTTCCGTCACATTCAAGAGTTCTTTAATACGGTTGTTCGGAAGGTGAATTACGGTGCCATCATCAAGCTTCACGTGCCCACAGACGATCTGATGCAGGCGCATGATCTGGGTTAGCGCGTTGACCGTGGACACCAGCCCTTCGCTAAACTGCGCCAGCGCCATTAACCGCATCTCGTTATATGCCTTTACCTGTTCTTCAGTAAGGTCAACCTCACGCTTAACGTACAGCTTCTCTGGTAGGTCTAAGCACTCTTCCTTGGTTACCCTAAAGGAGAACTTGTCCAGCTTTTCTTTTAGCTCGTCCAAATGCCTAAAGCCCAGTATCTGTTTAAAGCTATGCGTTGCCAGTTGGCGTTCCTGAAGGACCGCGTACCGCGCTTGGAAGGTATAGAAGCTGGCATGCCCTAAACAGTTGTACGACAGAAACGCGCACTGCTGATACAGGTCCATAGGACTCTTGGTCACAGGAGAGCCTGTCATGATGCGTCGATAATGCGCTTCTTTGCCTACCTTCAGTGCGTTCTTCGCACGTGCCGCTGATGGCGTTTTGATCGTCGTAGATTCATCAATTGCCATAAATCCGTTATGGCAGAGTAAGTACCTACTAGCGAATTTAACGCCCTTTTCAGTAGACAGTGCTTCGATATTCATGACCAATATCTTTAAGTCTTCGCTCACTGAAAACAATTTATCTAACGCTTCTTTTTCTGCTTTCTTAGGATTCGGTGACCACAGTGCCATCTGATACACCACATGCGCAGGCATGTGTTTGGGTATCTCTGTATCCATCCAATTTCTATATACACCCTTGGGTGCAATGATTAATGCTGCATTAATTTCGCCGCGATCATACAACATGGCTATATTATTAATTAGCATAAAGCTCTTACCGGTCCCCATCTCCGAAAAGATAGCGGCCACTCGCTTCTCCCAAAAGCGCATTAAATAAGCCTGTTGATGTACAAAAGGTTTATTTTTATATGGGTATGTTTCTAAAAATTTATCCATAGCATTCTTTCTTTCTAAAGGGGTTGCAATTCCCACGGAACTAAGTGTACACTAATCGCTCGTACCTAGAAAGGAGAAATGAAGTGCCTAAAGTCTTTGTCGTCTCTGAAACAAGTCAACACAACATTGCAAGTGCAATGGACTTTGGAGACATTGAAACGATCTTGCCACCTAATGCGCAAGTGGCCTTCTCTGTTGCACCCACTGTCAAACGAGCTTATCGCGTATTAGATAAGTTTTGTGATGATGATTATCTATTGTTCATAGGTGATCCAACTGCTATGGCAATCGTATCTGCTGTAGCAGCAGAAAAAAATAACGGACGATTCAAATGTTTAAAGTGGGACAAATTTGAACGTCGTTATATCCCGATCCAAGTTGATCTACACCCCAAGAAAGGAGAAATGGCAAATGAGTTTGACGAATATATTTGAGCAGGATGCCGATGCCCTGCAGGTAAAGGATACCGATCTAGTAGGTATCTCTGCACTAGCAAAACGTGCAAAGCAACTTGAGAAAGAACTCGAGGATCAAGAAACAGTTGTAAAAGAAAAGAAAGAGCAGTACCGAAAACTAATCGAGGAAGCGATTCCTGAAGCGTTAGCTGGTTTAGGTATGAAGTCGTTCAAGATGGAAGATGGTTCATCCATCGAAGTCAAATCTTTTTACTCTGCGTCAATCTCTGAAGCACGTAGAGCAGAAGCGTTTGAATGGCTGCGAAACAATAACTTCGGTGACTTGATTAAGAACACCGTATCAGTTCGCTTTGGACGCGGAGAAGAACAGTTATGTCAGCGCGCTATGGAGATGCTTACATCAAGTGGCTTTCCTGTAGAGCAAGCTGAAAAGGTTGAACCTATGACGTTAAAAGCATGGGTCAAAGAACGAGTGGAAAAAGGGTCCGAGTTTCCCTCTGAGTTGTTTGGTGTTTATATCGGCCAAAAAGCGACAATTAAGTCAGTCTAATTTATTCAAGGAGCAAGAACCATGGCAAAAGGAACAGCAGTGGCAGAAGCCACAACAGGTAACGCATTAGTACTCATGAGCAGTTTTGAAGAGGATGCGCAGTCCGGCTTTGATGGCATGAATCAGGAAGACTTTGCGCTTCCGTTTCTAAAGCTACTAACCAATACCTCACCAGAGATTGGCGATGTAGAAGGTGCAGTGCCGGGTATGATCTATAACAGCGTTACAGGGACTCTCTTCGATGGTAAGAAGGGTATTCTGGTAGTTCCCTGTGCATACGTCAGGCAGTATATTGAATGGGCACCGCGTGGCAGCGGCTCTGGCGCACCTATAGCGATTTACCCCAGTACTAGCGACATCCTCTCCAAAACTCATCGTGAGCCCGGAGAGAATCGGGATTACCTCGACAACGGTAATTACATCGAGAACACTGCCAATCACTATGTGATGGTGTTGGATGATAACGGTGTACCTTCGCCCGCATTAATTGTGCTGAAATCCACGCAATTAAAGAAGTCGCGTAAGTGGAACAGCATGATGATGTCTATAAAAATGCCGGGCAAGAATGGTTTATTCACGCCTCCGATGTACTCACAAATCTATCGTTTGACCACGGTCAAAGAATCAAACGACAAGGGCCAGTGGTTTGGTTGGGAAGTGGGTCACGTCAGTGCGATTGAAGATGCCAGTGTGTTTCAAGGAGCAAAAACTTTTGCCGCGTCTGTATCGTCAGGCGATGTAAAAGTGAAGCATTCGGATGAAGAGGCTACCTCTCCTTCTGCAGTGTTTTAATTGTGTGGGCCTGAAACCGTAAGGGAGTAGGGCCCTTTTTGCCTGAGAAAGCAGAAATGACTGACATCACCAAATTCAAATCGATTTTTGAGGGATTGGATATTGCTTATGGCACCTACAAAATCGAGAGGGCTAAGGACAGTGGCAAGCAGGCGGGAAAGGCTGTTGTCGTTCGTAAACCACCAACTGACGATTTGTGGGTTGCTCACTTGGAAGGTGTTGAGCCTTCCCTTGGCATTATTCCTATTCGCGCTGATAACCACTGCATATGGGGTTGTATTGATATCGATCAGTACCCTCTGGATCATGCGGGCCTTATTGCGAAAGTTCGTAGGTTAAATCTTCCCTTAGTTGTGTGCCGCAGTAAATCAGGTGGCGCTCACATATTTTTATTTGTTAAGACCCCTATTCCTGCTGCTGAGATGCAGAGGTTTTTAAACACGTGTGCGAGTTTACTTGGAGAAGCTGGTCGTGAAATTTTCCCGAAACAAACTGAAATCCTTGTTGAGCGCGGTGACACAGGCAACTTCCTTAACCTTCCGTATTTCGGGGGTGAAGAAACCATGCGTTACGCGATTAATGACGATGGAACAGCTTCCTCGCTTGATGAGTTCTATGCTCTCTACGACAAGTATGCCCAAGACGTGCCGCTTGTTCATCCGGAAGAGGCGAAAAAAGAAGCTGACAGCCCCGCAAAGGACGGCCCCCCTTGTCTACAGGCATTGTGTGGTCAGGGATTTCCGGAAGGCACTCGCAACAACGGCTTATTTAACATCGGCATCTATTTAAAAAAAGCCGCCCCGGGTGAGTGGGAAAACAAACTCATGGAATACAACATGAAGTACTTTGGGCCGCCATTGCCGCTCAATGAACTTCAGATCATTACTAAGCAGCTGAATAAAAAAGATTACAAGTACAAGTGCAAAGACGCACCGTTAAGCAGCTTCTGCAATTCTGGTTTGTGTAGAACACGCAAACATGGTGTAGGTGCTGACGGTCCTGACGCACCACAAATATCAAGCCTATCAAAATACAACTCTGAGCCACCGTTGTGGTTCTTGGACGTGAATGGTAAACGCATTGAGCTCGACACTGATCAACTGTTTAACCAGCCGCAGTTCCAAAAGTCCTGCGTTGAACGCTTGAACGTTTTGCCGCCTACACTGCGCAGACAAGATTGGGAAAGCTTTTTAAACAGTTTGCTGCGTGAGATGGTGGAGCTTGAGCAGATACAAGATGCACCTGAAGACACTAGCTACACAGGTCGCTTCACTGATCTACTAGAAGAGTTTACTACTCACTTGCAACAAGCCATGGACCGTGAAGAGATTCTTATGGGCCGCCCGTGGACGAGTGAAGAAGATGCGATGGTGTACTTTCGCATCAAAGATTTAGAAGCACATTTAAAGCGCAGTAGTTTTACTAGTATGTCTGCACCTCGCATGGCCCAGAAACTTCGCGACATAGGTGGTGAGCCTATCAGCTTATTTCTAAAAGGCCGTTCTGTACGTACTTGGCGGGTCCCACGTTTCGCGCGCCAAGAGTCACCCTTTGAAACGCCTGAACACAGAAAAGGAGCATTCTTCTAATGGACATTCTCGAACTCCCAAAATTTAAAGATGCCGAACTAGGTATCTGCACCACGTGGCATGGCAAAGAACTTGTAGAACGTATCGTCTACGAGGGCATAGGTATGGTTCATATTCTTGTTAAGCAAGAAGGCATGAGCGAAGAAGAAGCGGCTGAGTATATTGAACGTGAGTTTGTGTTTAAGTTTGCAGGGGACACACAGCCCATTATTCTTTGGTCCTCAGATGAACCCCGTACATAAAGTATTTGGCCCCCCGGGGTCTGGCAAGACTACCTATCTTCTTGGTTTAGCTGAAAGCAAGCTAGAAGAGGGAGTCGCTGCCAACAGCATTGGATACTTTGCGTTTACACGAAAGGCCGCATCAGAGGCCAAGGACCGTGCGATAAAGAAGTTCCCTCATTTAAAAGGGGAGATAGATTTTCCATGGTTTAGAACGTTGCACAGTCTAGCTTATCGCTGCTTAGGTTTATCGGGCAAAGATGTAATGAAGCCAGAGCACTACAGAGAGTTTGCGCGAGAAGTTGGGTTAGACATGAGCATAGATACAGGAGAAGAAGATTTTGTTATTAGAACAGATAACCCCATCCTTAACGAGATCAATATCGCGCGTGTCCGTGGGACAGACCTCAAGACTCATTACAATTGTAGTGCGCTTAAAATCGAGTGGCACCATTTTGAGTATGTCGAACGTGCTTACAGAAACTACAAAGAATCCAAGAATCTGCTGGATTTTACTGACATGCTCGAACACGTCGTTAGAGAGCCTGAATATCTGCCTCGATTGGGAGTCCTCATTATCGACGAAGCGCAAGACCTATCGCAGCTACAGTGGCAATTGGTCTTCGAGCTTATTAGAAGAGCGGATCAGACGTACATTGCCGGAGACGACGATCAAGCCGTGTATGTATGGGCCGGTGCTGACGTGCAGACCTTCCTTGGTATCCAAGGTGAAATCAAAATTCTTGAAAAGTCTTATCGCGTTCCTGCGTTAATCCACAATCTCGCCAACCGCGTAGTAAATCGAATTCGCACACGACAAGATAAAACGTGGAGTCCACGTGAAGAAGCAGGCGTACTAAAAACGTACGACCGATTTGAGAGCGTTGATCTTACTACCGGTGAGTGGCTTGTTCTTGCTTCAACGAATTACATGCTGAACGACTTGCATGAATGGATCAAGTCACAAGGATTGCTGTTCGAGCGTTATGGACAACGGAGCGTCTCAGAAAAAACGCTGATTGCTGTCATGGGCTGGGAGACATTGCGCAAGGGTAAAGAAATAGATTCGCAGACAGTCGAGACGGTGTACAAGCATCTAGGGACAGAGTTTGTTAAACGTGGGCACAAGTCACTTAAAACACTGGACCCAGAAAAGCTATACACCATCGACATGTTAGAAGCAGATCACGGGTTACTCACTCGCGACATCTGGCATGAGGTGCTAACAAAGATTAGTGAGAACCAACGTAGCTACATTATTTCTCTGCTTCGTCGTGGCGTGAAACTCACGGGGGACGTTCCCATTCGACTCTCCACGATCCACGGAGCAAAAGGCGGGGAGGCGGACAACGTCTTACTGATCACGGACCTCTCGCCTAAGTTCGCTAACGAGTATGCAAAGAACTCTGACGACATTAATCGTCTGCTGTATGTAGGCATTACTCGCGCCAGACAATCGCTGCATATCATCCTTCCTAAAAACGAACAAAAAGGATTTAGATTTTGAACAAGACAATGCCGTTGTTTCCTACCCAGACGGAGTGGGTTCCGCCGTCTTCGTTTCCTGACTTATCTTCCGCGAAGGAGATTGCAATTGACCTCGAAACCTGTGATCCGAACATGGAAAGTATGGGGCCCGGTTGGCCTCGCAATGATGGTTATATTGTTGGTTATGCAGTGGCCGTCGATGGTTGGGCCGGTTATTTTCCTATTGCTCATGCTGGCGGCGGTAACCTCGATAAGCGTCTTGTTGAGCGCTGGATACAACGAGTATTGGAATTACCCGCTGACAAGGTCATGCATAACGCCGCGTATGACCTTGGATGGCTTAGAGTTAGCGGGTTCACTGTCAACGGACGAATTATTGACACAATGTTGGCAGCGCCCTTGCTCGATGAAAACCGTTTCTCGTACAGCCTCAATGCGCTTGGCTTCGACTACCTTAAAGAGACAAAATCAGAGCAAGGTCTTAAAGAAGCAGCTGGGGACTTTGGCGTTCATGCAAAGAAAGAACTCTGGAAGCTTCCGGCCCTCTATGTGGGCGCATACGCCGAACAAGATGCCGCCCTTACGCTCAAGCTCTGGCAATGTTTCAAACCTCTACTTATTAAAGACGAAGTCTCGTCCATCTTTACGCTGGAGTCAGAGCTACTTCCCGTCTTGGTATCTCTTACCCTCAAAGGAATACGCTTCGACAGAGATAAAGCTAAACGTGTTATCTCCGACTATCGAAAGAAAGAAATAAGTCTCATCAAAGACATTCGCAGTATGTGCGACAGTCCCGTGGATATCTGGGCGGCGGCGTCTATTGCCTTGGGGTTTGACAATCTAAAGGTTCCCTATCCAAAGACCACTACGGGCCTGCCAAGCTTTACTAAGTCCTTCCTCGACTCTTGTGATCACCCAGTGGCAAAGATGATCGTGGAAGCACGGGAGATCAACAAGACGCACGGTACGTTCTTATCTCCCTACCTCGACTTCTCTGCCAAGGATGGACGCATTCACCCACACGTGAACCAGCTACGCTCTGACGAGGGTGGGACGGTCACAGGACGGCTGTCCATGGCTAACCCAAACCTGCAGCAAGTACCTGCCCGCCACGAAATCATCGGCCCGCTAGTGCGCTCTCTCTTCCTCCCCGAAGAAGGGGACATGTGGGCCGCATGTGACTTCAGTTCTCAAGAACCACGGCTCCTGATCCACTATGCCAATCTTCTTGAGTTATCAGGTGCAGACAAGATCGTGGGCGCGTACAACAGTAATCCAGATACCGACTTCCATCAGATGGTGGCCGACATGGCAGGAATTGGCCGTAAGCAAGCCAAGACCATCGGTCTGGGACTGATGTACGGCATGGGAAAGGGCAAACTAGCTGGTCAGCTGGACATTTCAATAGAAGAAGCCTCTGAGCTTATGTCCCTCTTCCACCAAAAGGTGCCGTTCCTTCGCGGAACAGTGGACGCCGTCATGAAGCGCATTGAGCATCCCGCCAGCGGTGGTGCCATTAGGACGCTACTGGGACGCAAATGTCGCTTCCCGCTCTGGGAGCCGATGGAATGGGGCGTGAACAAGGCCCTGCCATTTGAGCAAGCGCGCATTGAATACGGCCCAAGGATCAAGCGGGCATGGACGTATAAGGGCTTGAACCGCCTAATACAGGGCTCTGCCGCTGATCAGACCAAAGCTGCCATGGTTGCACTGTCCAAGGCTGGTTTTAACCTCCTCTTGCAGGTGCATGATGAGATTGCACTGTCGGTCAAGAACAAAGAAGAGGCGCTGGCCGCTGCTGAAGTCATGCAAAACGCCGTCAGATTAGAGGTCCCCAGCCGCGTAGATGTAGACCTTGGTCAATCGTGGGGAGAGGCTGCATAAAAAAGTTCTTGATCTTTGCAGAATTGATGTATACTACGCAGAACAGAAAGGAGAAATATGGCTGATGGTGCTCATGGTCCCCGCTACAAGCGTCCTAAGAAGCGGGGCAGGCCCAAAAAACGTGGGAAGCCACGCGTGTATCGCGGAACACCGCCCAGCGAGCGTAAAACGCCTTATAAACCCATGCTTATCCGGCCTTTAACGCATGCCATGGTCAAGGAACTAGCTGGGTACTACGAAACAAGCATGATGGACATAGTTCACAAGTTAGTTGATGCAGCATTTAAAAAAACGCTACTAAAGCTTGAAGAAGACGAGAAAGGAGAAAGTTAATGGAACAAATGCGATTGACCCATCAGACACAAATACTCATGGGAATTGAGGTAGAGTTTATTCTGCAGCCTCCAGAAACACTGCCTGATGTAGCACTGCCCTTAGCAGTAGACATCACAGGTGTTTTTGTGACGCTCAAAACTACACAAGACAAACCCCGACGAGTCAATATTCTTACTGCCTTGTCCGACTCAGATATTATTAATTTAGAGGACGATATCCTCACGCCTGAGTTTGTAAATAACTATTACAAGGTGCTGGAATGGCAGAAGAAACTATCATGAGGCATAGCAGCCCTAACACCATTGAGCATTGGAAAAGGCTCTCGGAGCGCTATCGTAAGCAACGCGATAGAGCTGTTCGTGAGATTCAATGCTTACAAAAAGAATTGTATATCGCTACCGGCGAAGCAAAAGACGGTAATGATTACCTTCGTCAGATCAAGGCCACTAACGTACGCTCTCCCATGTACGTCAGAGTACTCAATCTTTTTAGGAGAACGCTATGAGGTTTACTGAGCTACTTCGAGACATGTCTGAAAACGTCGAGCGCCATGACTGCGATTCTATTTCTTTTGTCTTGCGAACTGCTGCCGACATTATCGACGAGTCCGGCTTGTACAAAATGCGCTGGGCTGCGTTGTCCGAAGAGATATCGAAACTTAAAAAAGAACTTGAAGCATTAAAAGGAAAAGATACGTGAGCAAAGAAAACTTTTTTGATATTAGGTTGTTTATACCTTGGGCCAAGGTTATCTGGACGTATGCCTTCTGGCCGTTGGTTGCCTTTTGCCTTGGTCTATTTATAGGAGCCACGGACGCCGAATCACGGATCACTTCCGACTGCAAGTTTGCACAAGCCTTCCGCGTCTCGTCTCAAGCGTTTACTTGTCAAAGGAAAATATGATGAAAGCATTTCCGGGTAACAGATTTGAAGGTATGGAGTTGCGGGACTACTTTGCTGCTAGAGCTATGCAAGTACGTATGCCACAGATAAGAGAGATGTTTATTGATGGGACATTTGAAGATTGGGATAACGAAGCAATACCTTCACTTGCTAAAGACGCATATGCCCTCGCTGACGCGATGATGAAAGCGCGGGAGAAGAAGGATGACTAAGGATGACATTATCCGCATGGCGCGTAAAGCTGGTTTTGACCATATTGCAGAAGCAGATTATTGGCATCCTTTGTTTGAACGCTTTGCTACCTTAGTCGCAGCAGCAGAGCGCGAGAAATGCGCTGATGAACTTTTTAATGATGGCTGGGGATACGCTGCTAAAACTATCCGCGCATGGGGGCAGAATGACTAGAGATGACATGATCAAATTGGCGCGTGAAGCTGGCTGGGAATATGCAAATAACTATAGTGGCTTTGATCCATTGTGGAAATTTGGAGAGCTAGTCGCAACAGCAGAGCGCGAGGCGTGTGCGAAGTTGTGTGAAGAAATGGCTAAATGGCACGGTGACTTAGTAACTGCTGCATACGAAACTGCTGCTGACGCTATTCGCGCAAGGGGGCAGGAATGAAAGGCGTTGTGGTTGGGTACACAGGTTGGTTTGGCGGCACTACACCCGCTAACGACTGCACGATTATTGAGATTAAAGGTGATCGTATTCTTGTGGAGCTGATGGATGACGGAAGACAAGGTTGGATTGATGCAAAAGACTTTGTTCCGATGTATTTCAAAGGTGCAGGACAAGAGAAGTTGTACAACTTAAACAAAGAAGCCGGAAAAAATGGGGAGGAGTTATGAATGAAACCACTTGAGATTTTAGCAGTTGCATTCTACATATCCATAGCCCTGTTCTCTTTGTACTACGGCGCAAAGGTTATTTCAGGAGAGCGGCAGATCATGTGTGGCGTAGCAGAGATTAATCCAGACTTCAGCGCAGCCGACCGCCTGCGGTGCAAACAACTAAGGGGGCAGTAATGACTAAAGACGACTTTGACCAGTTAACAGTGCAAGCAGCTTACTTGAACGGCATTTTAGTGGAGCGTGAAGCGTGTATCAAACTGTTGGAAGACTTCTCACAAACGCAAATGGTTCCTGTTTTAGATACGTGGCGTATGGGTTTAATTGCGGGTGCTAATGCTATCCGCGCAAGGGGCCGAAATGAGTGATTACACCTACACAACACATGAGATGGCTTGTTTTTACTTAGAAGCAGGCATGTACACCATCAAAGACTTAGAAGAACTGCTTGCAGACTTTAAGATTGCCAAGGAAATACAAGACCGCCATTTAAAAAACACATTGGGGATAAAAGATGAGTGATTACGACATACATAGCTGCGGGTACTACTGCGATAGACCCTTTTGCATTAAAGCACAACGCGATGAGTTGAGAGATAAATTGTTTTCAGATCAAGCCGTCAAGACGTATTCAGGTGGCAAGCCGAACTATACGCAGCCGATAGTTAGAATAACTACTCCTGAAGACATAGCAAAGATTAAAAGTAAGTGGGAGCCAACGATAGATGGATGGCCTTTGTGGTCAGGATTACCGCAGCCTGAGCCAATAGCGTACATCAACGTAGAAGAGCGCAAACTTGAATGGGCAACGCCTATTAAATGGGAAACGCCAACGGTGGTGAAGATGGATAAGGTTCCGCTGTACGCCGCCCCACCAACGCAACCTGAACCGGAGCCTGTGGCGTATAGATATTGGAATGAACACAACAAGTGTTATTTCTTTTGTGAGCATCAAGAGTCTGATGGTTCTGTGTACGAGCCTATATTTTCCACACCACCAAAGCGCGAATGGGTAGGACTGACTAATGAAGAGATAGAAGACATACGTTTGGAATATCACTACGCAGACGGAGCGGTGAAGGTAGGTTATGAACGCGCCATAGAAGCCAA